TTCACGGTGTTCTAGAAGATTTCTGGAACGGTGAAGACATTCAAGAGCATCTTGATTCTCACGAAAACTACGTGCCTTATTTTGAGAGCATTGTTGGTTTTCTTGAGCGCGTTGATAGTCCATTGCTCGTCGAAAGCGCCATTGCTTGGTACGATCCTGCACAAGAAATTGGCTATTCAGGCACCTTCGATATGCTCGCCAAAATGAACAGCGGGCAATATGCTTTGCTGGATTGGAAGACGAGCTACAAAGAAAAGCCTGATACACAGCTAGCCGATTATCGAATGCAGATTGGCGCTTATGTGCAAGCCATTGAACAGATGTATGACATCGAAGTGAATGAGGCGCATTGTGCCATTGCCATTCATGATCCTGATACTGGCCATTCCCAAGAAGCGCAAATCGTGAGCCTTTCAGCAGGAGAGCTTGCGATGCAGGCAGGCATCATGGTTCAGAAGGTGCAGCAGTTCTTCTTTGAGCACTACCCCGGCAGAAAGCCCTTAATGATTTCTATGGACCGTGGGGCTTGACCCCCTCTGTCCATAGCGCTATGCTTCTGATGCCCCTTCCAGGGCTTACTACACTCCTCTGAGGACCACTCAATGCCCGCTGGCAACTCTCCCGCTTTCTCTGGCACTGTCGATCTCACCCCCGACATTCTCAATGCCATGAAGAAGGCAGGCACTAACCCCCAAGGAAACTACTCCCTGCGTTTCGCTCTTTGGGACAATGATAAGCGCGACAAGGACACCGCCCCCCATTTCAAAGGGCAAGTAACTGTCAACAAACTTGACAACTCTCCCAAGGCTTACGCTTCGATGTGGGACAATGGCAATAAGGCCAAGCAAAGCTTCTCCGACGATCCCTTCTGAAGCCTTTCGTTATTGTTCACTAGGGCGCTAATGCGCCCTTTTCTTTTCTTCAAAACCATGCTTCTTAATGACAAGGAAATCAGCATTCTTGCTGAAAATGATATTATTTTTCCTTTCGTCGGGGAGAAAACCAGAGAGCTTGACAATGGCACGAAAGCCCTCTCATACGGACTGAGCCATGCCGGATATGACCTTCGCCTTTCCCCGAAGGGTTTCATGGTCATCAACAACAGCAAGCCTGTGGAAGCGCTGGATGTGAAGGCTTTCAACAAGGAGCTAATGTACGAGGCTTCTCCCATCGAAGAGAATGGCTCTACGTTCTTCGTGCTGCCTCCGTTCTCCTACGCTCTTGGCGTGAGTGTGGAGCTGCTGACAATGCCGTCTAACATCATGGGGATCACGGACGGCAAAAGCACGTATGCCCGGCAAGGCACCATCATTAACGTTACGCCAATTGAGCCTGGCTGGTCTGGCCATCTCACTATTTGTATTATCAATCCCCTGGCTTTTCCCGTTCGCATCTATGCCAACGAAGGGATCGTGCAAGTTATGTTCGAGCGCCTCTCAGGCGTCGCAGATCAGGACTATGGAAACGGCAAGTATCAAAACCAAGGCGCTAACGTAGCGTTTGCTGCCGTCTGATTAGTGAGCGCTCTTGAAGACCAGTTTCTCGGACTGTGGCAAGCATACTTTCCCGATCTTCCATTGATTAGGGAATTCAGTGACGTATCAACGTGGGAAGCTGATTTTCAAGAGCGCTATGCAAAAAGCAAACGGTCAAAACGCTATAGGGCAGACTTCGCTCATCTGCCCTCCCGCTCCCTCATTGAAATTCAAGGAGGCACTTTCAGCCGAGGCAGGCACGTGACTGGCTCGGGCTACGAGCGTGATGCCCGCAAGTTTAATCTTGCCACCATTGGCGGCTGGAAAGTGTTTCTTCTTACCACCCAAACGGCCAAGGAAACTTTTTGGCTTGAGCGGATTGCTGCTTCATTGCGAACTGCGTAACGGCTTCAGCAGCTTCACCAAGCAGCTCATCAGCAGCTTCTAGATCGCGCTCCTGAAGCTGCATAGCTTGACGCAGTTCAAGATTCTCTTTCACGAGCGACGTGACGGCTTCTTGCATATTGCTCCAGCCCTCCATCATCGTGCAAGCCACTTCTCGCAGCTTGTCAATGTCATTGCATTCACTCAGTGCCTTTTTGTTAGCAACGAGAGCAAAGTCTCGTTCCATGCTCCGTTCAAAAGGCCCCATGATGCCAATACAATCTTGACCATTGTATTTTAGGCCTACTGGGATAGAGAAAGTGCTCATTGTCCTTGCATTGTTTCGTTTAGCCTAGCCATGCAGCAGTTTGGCAAGCAGTTTGTTTATCGGGTGGACGATGGGAAGAATGCCGTAACATGTGGAGCGGGCTACCGCCCCTACAAGCTTCCTCGCACGCCTCGCAACCATGAATGGCTTCCAGGACAGGATGTGGTGTACGTACAACGTACGTCCGCTGGGTGGATGCCCTCCTCCATTGTTGGCACCATTGAAGGCTTTGATGCAAGCGCCAGAGCCAGAAAAGCAATCGTACGCTGGCATTCGGCTACGGACATTGCTCCTACAATCAGTTTGCAACGACTTCGGCCTCTCTCGCTGATCAACAATGTCTACCCCCACTGATGATTCCATCAGAAAGATTTCAGAATGTCTTGGCACGCTTCTCGCTTGGTTCGGCGTTCAATGTCTTCGCGCTTGGCTCCTAAGCCTTTCTGTGCCACTTTTCTTTCCCAGTGTTGCATTGGGATTTTGGGAGTGGGTATTGGTGGTTTTGACTGTGCGCTTTCTTTTTGCCAAGTCCACTTCTGAGTCATGACGAACAAGATTGATCCGCTGATGGATGGCATCAGCTTCGTGCGTCTCATTGATTGGATGGGCACTTCGCTTGATATTGTTTGTGACGCCCGCCAAAGCTTTGACCAAACGAGCAGCGAATGGTCCGAAAAGGACCAGAAGCTTCTTAATTATCTCGTCAAGCATCAGCACACTAGTCCATTTCGTGGCGTGGTCACAAAATGGCAAGTGAAAGCTCCGTTGTATGTTTGTCGACAATGGTGGAAGCATGTGATTGGTGGCACGTTTGCCAATGACACGCTTGGTTGGAACGAGAAAAGCTTTCGCTACTGCGAAGCTGACGATGACACGTACTACATGCCGCGTGAATTCCGCCAGCAAAGCGCCAGCAACAAGCAAGCTTCCAGCGGCGCCTTGGAGCCCAGCATGAATCAAGTGGCAATGATTGAATATGCCAAGGCGCTTGAGCAGGCAAAGCAGGCTTACAGGGCGCTGCTGACGCTAGGCGTGGCAAAGGAGCAAGCCAGAGGAATCATGCCCATGGCGACGTACAGTTCCTTCACTTGGACCTGTAGCTTGCAAGCTTTGTTGCATTTCATTTCATTGCGAGACGAAGCTGGCAGTCAGTGGGAAATCCAAGCTTATGCTCAAGCTTTGTCCACTCTCGCCCGTCCATTGTTTAAAGAAGCCTTCGAGGCTTTTGACCTGCACCAATCTTCTTTTTGATCATGCACGATCCCGTTAACCACCCTCGCCACTATGCTAAAAATGGCGGCATTGAATGTATTGAAGCTATTGAAGCCTCAATGGAAAAGGATGAATTCAGAGGCTTCCTGAAAGGGAATATCATTAAATATGTTTGGCGCTATGAAGATAAGAATGGCTTGGAAGATTTGAAGAAAGCTGGCTGGTACCTTGATCTTCTTATTTTTTCCATGGAAAACGAGCCAGAACAGCATGCGCTTGAAGCTCTCGAAAATGCTTCTCAGCAATGTGAAGGAGGATTCTGTCCCATGCCGAATCAAGTGCAGCCAGTTCCTGGTATTCGATACGATCTCCCAGGAAAACAAGTGATGTTTGCCCCCGTCGAAAGCTAAGCGGCACTACAACAAAGCCCCCACAAGGGGGCTTTTTCATGCTCAATTGTTTGATGCAGCGGCAGCACAAGCCCCTTCTTCTCGCACCATGCTTCCAAATCTTTTTGATCAGTGTGGGCACTGACGAAGCTATTGCAATACACCCACGCCAGCAAGATTTCTTCGCGCTTCTCCGTCCAAAATGGCTGCACTCGCCACCATTCAAGCATCGGCAAATCGCCCTTCTTCAAATTGCAGCTTTTACATGCTGGAATCATGTTCCAACGTGAGAAGTGAGGGCCGCCTTTGCTCTTCGGGACAACATGATCAATCGTAAGCTTTTCTCCCCATTCTCCACAATATGCGCAAGCGCACTGACCAAAAGGCCCCCTCAAGAAATAGTCTTCAAAAATACTCTTACGAAACCGACGTTTTGCATCTCCAGGGCGAAGTTCAATGAGAGAATAAAGCAGCTCATCAGGACCATTCGCTCTTGGCATGGCACTATTTAGTTGTCTTGACCATAGTTTAACGCTAAATAATGCCCCGCGAATTTCGTCTAGAATCAGAGTATTGATTGTCGGCTATGGACAGTTTCAAGGACGGCCTTGCAAATTTCGTAGCCACCATCACGGCTGGCATGTTGCTTTCAACAGGCGCCATGCTTATTGCAGTGGGCACTCAACAAGCAAGAGTGGCCGTGCAAATTGAAACCGTCACAGAGAAGCTTTCTACGCTTACAGACAAGATGAGCGAAATGGAAGCAAGAGTACGAAACCTAGAGATTGAACGCTAGGCTATTTATATTCCCATTGCATCTCTCATCATGAGCGGCATTGAATGGTTCGTAATTGGTGGCATTCTCGTTGCTGCTGCTGACCAAATTATCGAACGCACTCCCTACAAGGAAAATAATATCATCCAGCTTCTGCTAACTGGCCTCAAGGCGGTCTTCCGCGTTAAGGACTGAGCCATGTGGGCTTCTAATCGGGCTTTCTGGGACGAATGCTTCCAGACGGCCCGTAAATATGGTGCTCGCTATCCAGAGCTGGTAGCAGCACAATGCTGCTTGGAAAGTGGCTTCGGTAAGCACACGTCTGGCAAAAATAACTATCTGGGACTAAAGGGAGACGGCACTACCACTTCCACGCAAGAATTTTACGATGGTCAATGGGTGACCATCAGGGCTGGTTTTATTGACTTCCCTAGTCTTGCTGCTTGCATTGAATACTTAGTCACGCGCTGGTATAAAGACTATCGTCAATTCAAGGGCATTAATCGCGCTCCCAATCGTTACGCTGCTGCTCGCATGCTTAAAGAGCAAAGCTATGCCACTGATCCCGCTTATCCAGCAAAGCTGTCTAAGCTCATGAAAGAATATGCCCCCGAGAGCACTGTTGTTACTATGATCGGCCCCAAGAAACGTCCGCAAGATTTTGGCTTCAAGAAAGGCGATTCACATTTGATTGTGAATGATGCCGTTGAGACCATGAAAGCTTTCTCTTTTGAAGGGAAGCTTCTATGGGAAATTCCTTGCCTTGCTCGCGGACAATATAGTGATTTTGAATGGAAGATTACGAATTCTGACTGTCCTCCTGGTCTGTACAAGATCGGCGCCATCTACAAAGACTACGAGCGAGTGGGTGATAAGCCTGCCCATGATCGTACGCTCATGGCTTATGGTTGGTACAGTTTTGACATGGTGGAACTAGAGAATCAGGAAACTAAATATGGCCGTGCAGGAATTATGCTACATGGCGGCGGGAGTGCAAATGGTTGGCCTGGCGCATGGGCTCCCAAGCAACCTCTAGTACCAACTCATGGTTGTTGCCGTGCGTTTAACATTGATCTTCGCGATAAAATTCTTCCTCTGACGAAAACAGGCACAGTGTATATTTCAGTTTTTCAAGAAGGTTAATCATTCGCCATTCGCAAATAGCAAATGAACTGGCAGTCTTGGTTTAATGCTCTCTGCTACGAACTAGGCTTATGGGCCGTCGTAAAACGGCCCTCTCTCGCTTTTAAGCCATGGTTCAAAACGCTCATGGCTTATTGCAGTCGTGATTGGGCAGAGTGGAAAACCAAAGAGGTGATGCACAAAGTTGACCAGCAAGCAAAGACGTTG